TTCTGGGCTTCATTTCTATATACCTTTAAATTCTATTGTATTAGTATACGAAACTTTAGCCCAAATGTCAAGAAATATTAATCGTAGTTAAATCAATAACTTACGTTAATTTACAGATAAAGTCACAGGAATTAAGCTTCCTGTTTGGGGGCTAAAACTTCTGTATACTGTGTAAAAATTACCATTTATGTCTACTGTTACTTTATACTGAGAAACTTCCTGTACGGTGAAAGGTTCACTAGTACACTGATTTTTAGTCACTGTTCTATCGCCTGCTACGTTTTGTCCGATCGCTGCACCAGTTACGGCACCCAATACAGTAGCGATATCTCTACCTGAACCACCGCCCACTTGATTACCAGCTGCCGCACCAATTGCGCCGCCAAGTAGTGTGCCACCGATTGATCGTCTAGTTTCAGTTACCGGAGTACAAACTTCACGGTATTGTGTGCTGTTAGTGTACACAGGCTCTGTAGCAACTACTTTTGCGTCGGCAGCAAAAAGGTTAAGACTAAACAGCATTAACATTACAAATAAAAACATTCTCATTGATTCATCTCCTGCTCAATAGATTCTTGTTTGTGAATTTTGTTCGTCATAGCAACTTGAATTATAACTCCCGGTACTATCAATAGAAAATACCAAAAGCTAAAAGTAATAGCTAACAGCGTTATGTAGTATAATGCTATAAATTCATATGTACTGTAACGGGGTGTAAACAGATATTTCAACATAATACTGTCCTTAAGTAAGAGTATTTATTATATACTACTATTTATCGGTTCAAAGATCAATTAAATTGGGTAATTTACTTATAGGCTGATGAATCTAAATACTCTTGTAAAGTTCCATAAAGAGTTACCATCATGGCAATTTTGTCGTCGTAGATTCTTATTGTTGGAATAGTTTTCTTATCGTTTCTTACTCTAGCATCTAGATAAAAAGGACATTTTATCTTTTTATTCAGTGTTAGTATAAAACTATTTAAGTTAGTAAGAAGTTGTGCTAAGTTAGTTTTGTCAGATAAAAGCGGAAATTCGTAATATGCGATTTTAGCTTTAGTGAATGCTTCAAAGCCTTCGTCAGATAACCTCAATCCATAACCACTTCTTCCTCCCTGCCACCATTTGAATATTACTTTTTCAATGGGTAAAGCATGGTCGTTAGTAAGGTTATGTGGTATTTCATTTAAAACTGCTTTAGTTATTTCTAACTTACTATTATTCATTGTCCTGATCAGGATACACTTGGCGTCCTGTGGTCATAAAAACAACGGTAAACTTATTGGTTTTAAATTGAGTGTTAAGTTTTTTACACAAGTTTCTAGCATGACCGGGATTAGAAAAACTTGTTTTCTTGTATTTAGGAACAGTTTCGTTAGCAAGATAATGTGAAGATTTTAAGTTGATAGGCTGTCCTTCATAAAAAACCGCCCAAATACCTGCGGCTTCTACAATTTGATCACACTTGTACGTAGTTTTGTCTACATGTTCCATTAAAACTTTTGGTTGAGTTCTGCTCACTTAAACGATCCGCCTGTTATTTCTACTTGTAATACTTCTTCTGTTTTGTCTTTTTCTAAATTTCTTTCATACAGGTCGGCTAACAGTTTAGTAACTTCATCTCTTAACCCTCTAGCTTCTTGCATAGGAATTACTACGTCTTTATTCTGTTTGGATTCCATAGCAGATATCTTATCTATAAACTTCTTTATATGCATCATGTATTATTTAGTGCTTGTTTTGCTTCAATTTCAGTTTTAAAAGGTCCTACATAAGAATATCGTTGAATAAAGATATACTTTGGGCAAAGAGTTAGTTGTTCTATACCGTTTTGATTTACAACAAACCATCCTGCCACATAAAAACATTTACTTTTAGTTGTTTTGGTAAACAAGTGCAGCTTTCTCTTAATATCCATAACTGAGTTATATACTTTATTAGTGGTAGGATATTCAGGGTAAGGATAGTTTTGTTTAGATTTTGTATTTCTTACAGATTCAAATATAATTTTAGTTTTCTTTCTAATGTCTTCTGTGCTAGTAAAATGAAGATCAGTGCCATGTAATTTTACATCAAAGCCGTTTTGATCAGCTATCACATTACCTACTTTTTTATCACCATCCGTGATTACCCAATACTGATTTTTTACTATAGCTTTTGCAATTAATTCTGTCATACTACTCCTTAGTTTGTTCTTTTGTTAGTTGCCATACCATCATAAAGTGATCGTAAGCTAGTTTTACCGCCGGCACAGTTAACATCTTTTCTACTTCTTGTTCTAATGCTTTGATACCTGCTTTTGCTGCGGCGTATGCTGAAGCACTATGAATCACAAAATCTTGATCAGCAAAACTATTTTTAAGTTCAGTCCACAATTCTCGTTGACGCTCGGTAGTAGGAATAGTTTTCGGCCTAACCATCAAGCCTTCAACGATAGCACTACTCATATCATCTTCAGCATACTTACCTGCTGCTAGCATTGGTGCAAACATGGGATCAATGTTGTAAGAATATGATTTGATACCAGGACGACAAACTACTATGTGAGTACCTTTATAAAAAGCATCCATTAACTCTGAATCATATTCTTTAACGGGCTTGTATCGTTTACCTACTTTTTCATAAAATATTTTTTTCATGTAATACACCTCGGTATTCGCTGTTCAACCATTTAGCATAAGTTTCAGCTTGCTCACTAATTTTGTTAAGCTCGTATTTTCCTGCAAATTTCATAAAGTAAATACCAACCTGAGGTACGTGATTAAGCTTTACTGTATCATGAATAGTTGTATCAACTTGCTGTTTGATATCTTCAGGCTGTGCTGTTAAATCAATCAAGATACGGTTACGTTCGTAATCATCACGTACTCTACGTTCAATACCAAGATGATCTGTCCACTTTTGCAGCATCATGTTGTTCCAGTTAAAACCCTTCTTGTCACTGTCAGCAAATGCTTCTATCAAGCCAACTTTGTTTTTGCTACCTTTAGTTCTAACACCGGGATATGCTGAAAACACATTGTCAGTAGCATCACCACGCATACACTTTTCAAACAAGATAAACTGTGGATCGTCTAGTCCTTTATGCTGTTTTGTTTTCTTGTCAATAACAGGGCGATCACGATCATCATAGTAACCACTAAGTGTGATCAACTGATTAGTAATACCATTGTACTGCTTTACGTTTTCAGTAATCAGTTGAATAAAGTCAGTATCCGAAGAAACAATAATGTGTTCATCGTCGGGATGCAAGTGAATAAACCTAGCAATGATATCGTCTGCTTCAGCTATGGGATTTCTGATAACTGAACAGTTTGTTTTTTCACGCAAGTATACTGTCAGAGCCTCATAAGTATCCCAAAACATTTTGTTTTCTTCTACTTCAGCTTCAGTCATTGCAGACTCATCAAGCTTTCTGTTAGCTTTATATGGCTTGTAGAAATCTTTACGCCAAGACCTACCTTCTAAACAAAATACTACATGATCAATACCATGTCGCTTTACAACTTGATTGACCGAAGCCAATGTAAGATGTAGTGCCATACCAATCTTTTGCCAAGTATCGGCATTACGCGATGCTACGTGACGGGCGCGAAAGAAAGTATTAGCAGTGTCTACAAGTGCGTATTTCATTTAATAATCCAAAGTTATAGTAAGTTCTTATATAGTAGCATATTTAGCTGCTATGTGACAGCATTTTGGGTAACTATCTTATGCAAATTCAAATAACTCTTTGTTTAGTATGAGTACTCTATTCAATTTTGGGTAATCATCTTGTGCCAAAAATTCAAATAACTCCGTGTTAAGTATAGGGTTCATTACTCTGTTAGGTTTCGGCATATGATGTCCATTTAACCGTGTTACCCTTGTATGGCACATCTTACACAGTATTTCAATGTTGCTCTCATCTCTGTTTAGATTGTTACCATCTATATGGTTTACATCTAGAGTATCGGGACTCAATATATCAGTCACAACACAAGGAAATCCATAATGAGAGTCTTTATTCGCACAACCATTATTCATTTTCCAAAGATCAACTGCATGTTTACCTGCTGTTCGATGGTAACTACACATAGTCTTGTTAGCGTTAGTTTTTTTATTGTGTTGACCCACGGTCCTACAGCAACCGGGAAAAGAACACTTCAAATAAGGTAAATGCATTTTGTTACTTCCTATTTAATTAAAATTATTTCATGCTGCCCATGAACTTTTGAAATTTAAAAGTTCCGTATATTTGACATTACAATAAGTTATCAAGCTTAGAATATACTACAGTGTTATCGCTACTTTTTGCGTTTTTGTTAAGTGTTTGATTACTTTGTCTTTTACTACTTGCTACTGTAAGAATATCCGAAATTTGATATCCAAATTCTTTATGATACTTTTCAACATCAATGTTCATATCACGATTTTTAACCTTTCCCACATTCCAG